CCCGAGTGCGCGCAGTATTTTTCTGATTCCTTGCTTGTCGGATACCGACCCCCAGCCAACTGAAGATTCGTAATATTTGCCGTCTCGAACAAATCCCATAAGCGTGGAGTAGTGATAAACCTCCCTATCGCCATTTTCTCTGTCGACAGCTCTCCACCCACGGGTGCCAATTTTGTGTGTTTTACCAGCCTTGAATGGCCTACTTGCAAACTCTTCAATTTTCCCAGATGAGAGTCTGTCGCCATCTTCTGTTTCTGGCATTTCAAATGTTCCTCTGAGTTTCCCTGGGCCGGGAACTTTTTTGGCGCCTTCCATTCCCTCGAGCATCGGAATATCAATGCGCAATGTTGCATCGGTTTTTCTTTCATCTGGGGCCATGCCAAGCATTTGTCTCATGGTTGGGGAGCGATTCAACATGTAGTCTGCAGCTTTTTGACCCTCGGCAATTGCTTTTCTTAGCGCAGTTGGGTCGCTCTTGAGTCTGGATGACCAATGAGCCAAATATTTACCATGGTCTTCTCTGAATTCTGGTTCCATTCCCAAAATTCCCATTACGAGCGCCGAGCCTATTTCCGCAATTAGCTCTTCAAATGCATATCGCTGAAATTCATCACTATCTCGTGGGGCATTCATTCTTCCGAGTTTTCTATTTAAGCGAGAAGGATGCGATGTCCAGTGCGTCATCTCATGAAGCAGAACCGCATAAAACGATTGAGCATCTTTGAAAGTTCCAAATTTTGGCATGAAAATTTTGTCTTGTTTTGGACTGTAAAAAGCGCCACCAAAATTTCCTTCTTCAAATTCTGGCGACAGCTCTTTTATTATGTTTTGTACAGCTTCAACTCTTTCGTCGTCAGAAATATTCATTTTTGTCGGTTCATACATTTCGGGCGGCAACCCGTCAATTTGAGCTACGTTGTAAACTTTGGTTGTGTGAAATGCTCCGGGAATTTTTCTACCCTGCGAGTCAAGGTCTGGAGCAAGAATTTCTGTGTATTTGTCGTCTTCACCTGGTCTAACTTTTCCGCCGAGTTTTTTCCATTGCTTTGGCCCGGCCCATCTATTTGTTTTCCAACCATTGTTGGATGCGGCAAAACTGAGTATCATCTGATTCATTCCCTCATATGCCTTGCCTGCTGGGTTGTATTTAACTTCTGTTGCATTTCTTGCGTAATTATCTATGTCCGCCCAGGGTCTTTCCCATTCTTCAAATGGGTTAGCTAAAGCTTTTTCAATACTTTCAAGTATTTGTGCTGCAATTCCATCAAATGTTTGTTGTAATTGTTCTTGTGAGAGAGTTTGCTGTCCCGAAGAAAGCCTGTCTTGTTCTTCTTTTGGAAGTGAGCTTGTAACAGCACGAAGAGCTCCCTGTTTGAAAATCTTTTCATTATTGACCCCGGAAGAAAGTCTTGATGGGCTCCTAAATTCATAAGCTCTATCTTTTTCTATATCGAGGTCTCTTATTTCGGTTCCGCTTGGAACTCTAAAGTATTTGTTATTTCTATTTAATAGAGTATTAAGCCTTGCGGCAGAGTATCTTTCCGCAGCAGTGTACGAGCCTTTTGAAAATGAATCTATCCCACCATCGCGTATCCAGGCTGCTTCTACTCTTTCTAAATCATCAATTATTAAATCTCTCTCCTGTGCATTTAGCTCAAATCCATCTCTTAGTTTTTCCAGAAGCTTTGCATATGAAGAATCTTTCTTTATTTCTCTTTGTCTTCTTATTCTGTCATTCAAATACTCTCTTACGTCAGCCGGCATTTTTTTGATTGCAATTTTTGTTTTGTCTTCATATCCAGGCTCTACTGAACCGCCAGAAGAAAGACGACCATAGTTTTCTTCAGCCAATTTTTCTGCATCTAGATTTTGGCGTTTCGTAAGTTCTGCGACTTCTTTTTCTCTTCTTGTTTTTGAATCTTTATCTTCACGGCGCTTTTTTCTTTTTGAAACAGCATTAACGATTGAATCAACATCATTTCTTGATATTCCATATTTTTTGCTAAGCTTCTTCGAAGATGCTCCGTCTATTCTTTCTGAATAAATGGATTCTTGTTCTTTCCTGCTAAGTTCACCTGCTTTTCTTGGGTATCTCTTTTTATACTTTTTCTTTCCGCCAGCAGCAATTCTTCTCATTTCGTTCATATGGCGAAGTTCGCGTTGACGGACTTCTTGTCGCGTAATCATTAATTCTTTTGCCATTTCGTCAAGAGTCGCACCAGCCATACGGCGGTCATATATTTCCTTGTCGGTCATTGGCTTTCTTGGTGCGCTCCATCGTGGACGCTCAGCACTTGGTATTTCTTCGCCAAGGAATTCTTCGATTATTTTGTCGTAAACATCAAACCCAAGGTCGTACGGTGCGTCAACATCTCCATACGGGTTGTCTGGGTCAAATCCACCATCCAATCCTGGGATGTTTGTCATTCTTCCGCGTTCGCCCTGTTTAGGGAGATTTGGATTTAATCCAGAAGATAGTCTTCCGTCTCTGGATTCTTGTGGGTCAAACCCGTAATCTTTCAGCCATTGAGACAGTGTTTCTCTGTCTTCTTTTCGCCAGCTTTTTGTGTCTGGCATTTTTCCATTGACTTCTCCGGCAATTCCGTTTCTTATGCCTCTGTTAAAGTCTTTTTCATCATCTGGAGTTTTGTCATTTTCTCTTGTATTTAAAACACGAATAAAGTTTCCGAGATGGCCCGAGTATTTTGCGTACCAGTCAGCATAGTCACGCGAAGCTTTTGCCTTTTCGTCGAATGAGTCTGGTCTTTTACCGTCTGCTCTTCCGCTTCCGCGCCAAGCTACTCGTGATTGATTTACGCCGAGCTCTCTACCACGAAGAAAGCTTTCTGTTTCTTTCTTGTCGGCGGAATATCTAGGAACTTCCTCCCAGCCCATTCCGGAATCAACCCAGTTTTGCGCTATCTTGTCAAATTTTTCTCTTCTTTCTTTTTCGTCCCTGCTAACTCCATATTTTTCTTCATGGGCTCTACCCTGACCATGTCTTCCGGAATTTCTCCCAGAAGAAAGTCTTCTTTGTTCGTTGGGTTTTGCTTTTTGTGGTTTTGGTTTACTTGTAAATGGAGAATCTGCCCCATCAATTTTTGGCAATTTTTCTGTTGCCTCGCCAGTTATTTCCCTGCCCTCTGCACCAATTTTTCTGACATCACGTCTTTGTTCTGGCGTTAAATCTGCGTTATATATTGAGCCAGGACCATAAGGAGTTGGGTCAGGCATTTCCCAACCAGGTATTCTGTCAAACAAAAGTCCGTTTCTATTTTTATCGACACGAGTGTCTGGATTTAGGTCACCCTGCGGTATTCCGGGACCACCAAAACCACGACGACCCCCACCGAGCCTTGGCCTATCGATTAAGCGAGATGCTCCGTAGGAGGCGACTCTTCTGCCGAGGTTTTTAACCTCTACTTCATCGTAAAATTTTTTTTTTACTGCGTAATTGTGCAGTGCATTGTCAACTGCGTCAATGAAATCATTAGTAATGCCAGATTTTACAACTATTCCCTGGATATCCACAAATGCATCTGCGCCGTGGTACTCAAATATTGGGTCAAGTAGTTGTTTGACTTCAAAAGCTTCGTCTGTCGAAACAGAAATACAATATCCTTTTTCGTCAATTTCGTTTTCATCAAATTCGGAAAGGTCCTTGAACTTTCTCTTGCGTCTCTTTTTGCCTATGCGTCCAATTGCTCCGCGGACTGCAGCAAGGACAAGTTCACCTGGGTATTTAACTTCTAGTTCAGCCAAATACCCTAATTGTTCTTTTTCTTCCAACTCCTCAACAGACTTCTTGTCAGCACCAGAAACATTTACCACCCCTTTCGGGATAACCGCAAATCTGCATTTACCCTCTGGGTGAACAGGAAGCGAAATAATCTCGCACTCAGGGCCGCCCTTATAGAAAACACAATTTGCACACTTAACACCAATTGATGCAACTGGGTTTTTTTCTGGAGGATAATAACCAGCCCATACTCCATCGCTGTCTTCATTGAATCTTCCGTGGCGTTTAACTATTTTACGAAGCGCATCTCTTAGGTCTGATTCTTCTTTGTCGAGATTATTTTTGTCTACTGGTTTGTTATCTCCATCATACTGAACAGGTGGAAGTGGAACCATTACGGTTCCTGGTCCGATTGGATTTGGCTTTATGGCAACTGGTATGGCTGGCATTTGCTGTGGGCGAACAATTCTTTGCGGCTCCATATTTAGTGGACCATAATTTGGTACAGAAATAGGAGATGATGGAGAAACTTGTGGAGCGATTACTCGCTGTGGTGTCCCAAACATAAAACTTGGACCATTTCTCATCCAGTGGCACTTATATTTTTCAAGTACTCCTTTTTCATTTGGCTTTGCAAAAGTAACTGTTTCCGCATCAGATTCAACAACCATTGTTTTTGGTCCATACATCATGGAGAGTTGTTTTTGCATTTCCTCTCTGTCTTCCGGCATTCTGTATGAACCGTCAGTGTCTTCCGCTGTCTGAGCATCTGTTTTTATTGATATTGTTCCAGTTAGCTGATTTGCTCCATGCAAAACTGGAGAAACTTCGTATAGTTCAAGTTCATAAATAACATTTGCTTGCGCTTTTTGGTCAAACTGGGCACGAAGTGTTTTGTATCCAATTGACCATTCTTGTTCTTCTCCAAAAAATGCAACGTTTGCAAAAGCTTCTCTTCCCTTTTCTGAATTCAGGTTAAATTGAACCTTCGCAAATAGCCCACCTATCCCAGCCATTTTCATTTTTAGCGGCAAACGCGGGTCTGTTGTTGGCACTTCATAAATGTCCAAAACTTTCCCAATCGGGTCATTCCATGAATGGCCCCACACAACTCTTGGCTTTCTGCGCATTAAGCTCTTGGTAAACGCACCAGAAGCGACAATGTCCCCAACAGAGTCTTTATTACCTATTCCGGCAACAAAGCACTCAACGATTCCTTGCGCTTCGTCAAGATTTAGGGAACTTCCCCTTGGTCCGACAGAGCTAAGACCGCTGGCCTTATATTCAAAAGAATCAATTGACATTTATGCTCTTTTCACTTCTTTAAGATAATAAATGAAACTTGCTTCTGTTAGTGCAAGTTTTGTAGTTTTACTGTCTGTTTAAAGAAAATATTTAAAGAAACTAAAACCCTTGCCCAAAATCCCACGCAGATTTGGTTTCCTCTTCTGCTATGTCAATATGTTCTTTAGCAAAAAGATTCGCATACATTTCAACAACACCTTGTCTAAAAGATGTGAATCTCTCTTCTTCGTTTTGTATGTTGAATGATTTCATCATCATTGAAGTTATTTCAGAATGCACTTGATTGTTTATCTTTTTGACACTTGCTAAACGCAAATTTATTGCTTTTACTATTTCAATTGGTTGAACCGACTTTAGTTTTATGCCTTTTGACTCATAGGACTTTTGTTTATTTTCTATTGAGTCATTTATTATTGCAGAGAAAACTGGTTTGATATCTTCATCCATCTGTTTGTTCCATGTATCAACGGACATAACTGAATCAATATCCATAGTTCCAGCAGAAAGTGCTTTTCTTGATTTTGCTCCGCTGATTTTTTCAAGCACAACTCTTTGCTGTCTTTCCAGCAACCTCTCAATTCCGCGTGAAAGAATTTCCGACCAACGCTCCATTTCGAATTGAGACTCATTTTCTTCTAACGACTTTGTTTCAAATATGACTGCTGACGCTGTAGTCGTTGTTGGTTGGGCTTGACCAGTTTGTGGTGTCCCAGCTGCGGCTTCTGGCGGAAGTGGGCTTTGGGCAAGTTCATCCCCTGCCGCAGCCTCCATCATTGCCCCCTGCATTGTGTTCGGGTCGAGTGGCGGTTGCTCTGCTCCTGGCATTGGTGGCATACCCGGCATTGCTCCTGGTGCCCCTGGCATTCCTGGCATTCCTGGTGCCGCTCCAGGAACTTGTGCTGTTCCTTCTTCCATCTTTTTCTTTGTATTTGCAATTGGGATAAGGTTTGGATTCATCAACAGTGAATCAGCCAAATCTGCTTCCACTTCTTTTCTTGAAGAACCAATTCTGTATTCATTAACGCTTATCAATCCGGCTTGGAGTTCTTGCATTAAATATCGTTCACGTTCTTGTTTGTACAACATCAAAACGGGAACTTCGGAAGTATCAAAATCAACGTAATATTTTTCGTCTAATTCGTCTATCGCTCGCGCGATTACCTCAAGATGTGGGCTCATGGTTTCAACCCAGAAAACCCTTATTTCTTCGGCGGCATTTGCAAATGTTCTGCCAGCAGCATTACCAATAACAGATTCAGGAACGCCAAATGCGGCAAGTATTTCTTCCTTTGTTATTTGTCGCATTTGCATATAGGCAGCGTCTCTGGGCGAAGCTGACGTATCAACAAAATCAACACCGTCGTCTGAGGAGATAACAGTTGTCTGACCGGTTTTTGATATGTTTCCTCTAAATCTGCTTCTTAATTCTTCTTTGTCGTCATCATCTATTTCTCCACGAACAACAAGCAAACCGCCAGGCCTTCCGTCATTTAGCAGATAATTTCTATTATAGAGTTTTGCTAGATTTTCAATCTCAATCGCAACGCCAGAAGCTTCGAGTGGTGTCAAAGATAGATATGGGTCAAGCGGATGTGGCCTACGTATCCAACACACATCTTCTGGTTTTAATATTGTTTTCTGACCATATGGCATCATCACTTCGTAACCAGAAACAAATTTTTTGGGGTGCGGAATGGGCGCAGTTGATTGCGGTGGAAGAAGATTTAAGCCTATTATTCCGCCGTCCCTGCCGCGTATTTTTTCAATAAAAGCACCTCTTGTTCCGAGAAGCAACTGGGCAGAAAGTCTGTAACGGAATATGAATGAATTTTCGCCAATGTTGGCTCTATTGTTTAATATTTCCAAAATTGAAGAACGTGCGGCTTCTTTGCCTTTTACTTTTTCACCATCTTTTGAGTTGTCTTTTCTCAAAATTACTGGAAGTCTGGCCTGATTTCCAGAGATTGCATCGATGCATCGATTCACCCAAGTAATTTTTGACATGCCCTCGCGATAGGCGCGCTCGATATCCCATCCGTCTTTATATGATTTATCCACAAATGACGGATTTACCGATATTGGCAAACCGTAACCAAGAGCTTTTGTGCGCTCTGGGCGCAGTGATTTGTTATTTGATGAATTATTCCAAGCCATGTTTAATTAATTACTCTGACCCTAGAAGAAAGCCGTACATTCCACATGTGATACCCGCAACCACCAAACCCGCCGGAAGAAGTATTAATCCAGCGCCGATACTTGTAAATATTATAAATGAAACCATTAATAAGTTAGCGAAGGTGTTGCGATTTGTTTTGCTTCTGAGCCAAAAAACAAACTTGTTCCAACTTTGGGTAAATTTTGGCATATAACATACAGTAGCGCACAAATCGCGCTTGGTGAGATTATCAAGAGTTATAGTTTTTATTAGGAAAGAATTTATGGCTAACAAAAAACAAGACTGGGCAACAGTTTTGGATTACCTGCAACCCAAAATGCCACCGTTCTGCCCTGAGGAGCCGTCAATAAATCAAAAAGTATTTTTGAGAACCAACGCATTAGAGGGTCTATTCGGTGGCGCTGCTGGAGGCGGCAAGTCTTCGGCTCTCCTGATGGCTGCCCTTCAATACTGCGATGTTCCTGGCTACTCAGCGATTCTTTTTAGAAGAACATTCGCGGACCTCTCTCTCCCTGGGGCTTTGATGGATAGATTTAAAAGTTGGATGAGCACATATGAAGATGTTCATTGGAATAGCAACACCTTTATTGCGACTTTCCCTTCTGGCGCAAGAGTTTCTTTTGGTTATTTAAATAATGCAAATGATTATTTGCGATATAAGGGCTCGGAATTCCAATTTATAGGCATGGATGAAGTAACCGAAATCAGAGAATCCGATTATCGATATTTGTTTTCCCGTTTGCGTAGACCAGCTTCTGGTCCAGTTTCCCAGGTTCCGCTTCGAATGCGGTGTGCATCAAACCCGGCTCCGAATTGGGTGAGACAAAGATT